TCGCCACAAGATAGATTGAAGTTTACGAAATGGCTAAAATCAACTGGCATAAAAGCGAAAGAAATTGAAGAATTAACAGGGACGCAAATGCACTCTCATTGGTTGTGCGTTCAGCTTGATGGTCAAACCGGAATACCGACGCCAGAAATGTTTGAAAAACTTTTGAAAAGCCCTAAAATTAAAATTGTCCCTAATTATATAAAAGAATTGGTATATGGCTTTGAATTTTACAAAAAAAGCAAATACGAGGAAATAATGAGGGGTGAGTAAATGGCAAGGCCAAGAAAAGAAATAGATCAAGAAGAATTTGAAAAACTCTGCGGCCTGCAATGTACGCAAGAGGAAATCTGCGGCTGGTTCGGCGTTTGTTCCGACACGCTTGAATCGTGGTGCAAAAGAACTTACGATATGAATTTTTCGGAAGTTTTTAAGGAAAAGCGTGGAATGGGGAAAATATCCTTGCGCCGTGCCCAGTTTCGCTTGGCGGAAAAAAACGCAAATATGGCCATTTGGCTCGGCAAGCAGTATCTTGGCCAAAGCGACCGAGGCGAGTACACTGTTGCGGTTGATAGGCGGGAGGATGACCCGCTGACCCTGGCGTTGAAAGAGACTGCAAGAGCAATAGAACAGAACGAGGAAAGCAATGCCAGCACTAAGTGAAAAGCAGCTGCAAATATTGGCGTTTCCTTACACGCGCTTTGACGCATTGATTGCTGACGGCGCCATCCGTTCCGGTAAGACGGTTTGGATGATGTACGCGTTCGTCGAGGACGCTATGAGGAGATATGACCGGCAGCGGTTCGGCATTTGTGGAAAGACTGTTGATAGCGCCATCAAGAATATAATCGTTCCGTATCTTGGAATGACAGAGCCAAGGGAGCGGCTGGACATACAATTGCGTCGGAGTGACAAGCTGCTGGTGGTTCGTTGTGGCCGTGTTGAGAACTATTTTGAAATATTCGGTGGCAAAGACGAAAGCAGCTTTACGCTCATCCAAGGTCGTACACTGGCGGGTATTCTGCTTGACGAGGTGGCGCTAATGCCCAGGTCGTTCGTTGAGCAGGCACTCTCCCGCTGCTCTGTTGATGGGTCAAAGTTTTGGTTTAACTGCAACCCGGACAGTCCGCAGCATTGGTTCTATACCGAATGGGTAAGCCAGCCGGAAGCGCACAATGCCCTGCGTTTGCATTTTGAACTGCGGGACAATCCAGCGCTGACGGAGCACATTTTGCAGCGATATGAAACGATGTACACCGGAGTGTTCTACCGGCGGTATATTCTCGGCGAGTGGTGCGTTGCCGAGGGCTTGGTTTACGATTTCGGAGAGGACAATATAACCGATGAAGTGCCAACGAACGGCGAGTATTATATTTCTATCGACTACGGTACGCAAAATCCGTTTTCTGCTGGCCTGTGGTGCGTTTTAGGCTCAAAGGCGACAAGGATTAAGGAGTTCTATTATAATGGCCGCCAAAAGTCCGTACAGAGGACAGACGAGCAGTATTGCGACGATGTGGAGCAGCTGGCTGACGGATATAAGATCCGCAAGGTTATTGTTGACCCGTCGGCGGCGTCATTTATCGCAGCGCTGCGGCAGCGTGGATTCAGTGTCGTTAAGGCAGACAATACAGTCCTTGATGGTATCCGACGGGTGTCGGTTTACCTGCACGCCGGCAATATCCAAATCCACCGTTCTTGCGTTGACAGCATTGCCGAGTTTGGGCTATATCGCTGGGACGACAAGGCTGGGGACGACCGAGTGGTTAAAGAGAACGACCACGCTATGGATGATATTCGCTATTTTGTCAATACGATTTTGCGTAAGAAAATCGGCAAAAAAGAAAGCCCGCTTATTTTGGGCGTGGCTAAATAAAAAACACGACGAAAGGGTGGTTACAATTTCTACTTACTTGACTTATCAAGACCTTGAAGCGTGCGGAGCATTTGAGGGCAAACGGCAGGCGTTTGTCCTTTCGGCTATCCGCCAGCACAAGGCCGGGCAGCTTTATCGGACTGCTTGCCGGGCGTGGGAGTATTATCGTGGACTAAATCCGACGATAATGCACTATGAGAAGTTGATCTATGATTTGCGGGGCGACGCTCATGTTGATAGATGGGCGCCCAATCACAAGATCACAAGCAATTTTTTCAACTTCGCGATCACGCAGGAAAATCAGTATTTGCTCGGCAATGGTGCTATTTTTGGCGACAAAAAGACAAAGGAAAAGCTGGGCGGCGGACAGGGAGAACTGCACGGCGGTTCTTATGACTTCGACTACCAGCTGCAGAAGATCGGCAAGTCTGCTTTGATTGGTGGCGTGGCGTTCGGCTTTTGGAATCTCGACCACCTGGATGTGTTCGATGTTACAGAGTTTGTCCCGCTGTTTGATGAGGAAAGCGGAGCATTGCGGGCTGGCATTCGCTTTTGGCAGCTTGCAGACGATAAACCGCTGCGGGCAACACTGTATGAGGTCGACGGCTACACGGAGTACCTAAGCCCGACCGGCACGAACGAAAAGATTTTGATTATCCAGCCAAAGACTGCTTACAAGATGAAGGTGCGGCACTCTATCGCTGACGGCACCGAGATTTACGACTTTGAGAATTACCCGGAATTTCCGATCATCCCGCTTTATGGCAACGACAAGAAGCAGTCGGAGTTGGTTGGTCGGCAGGGAACGCTGGACGCATTCGACCTTATAAACAGCAATCTTGTAAACAATGTTGACGAAGGCAATATGATCTACTGGGCAATCACCAATGCTGGAGGAATGGACGACGAGGACGACCAGCGGTTCTTGGAGCGGCTGCGCACAATGCATGTTGCGCACATCGACGATGACGGCGCACAGGTTGAAGCCCACACAGTTGAGGCGCCGATTGCTGCGTCCGACGCTGCGATAGCCACAATCAAGGCACGGCTATATGATGATTTTATGTGCTTGAATGTGCTTGACCTTTCGGCTGGCTCAAAAACCGCCACGGAAATCCGGGCGGCATATCAGCCGCTTGACAGCAAGACGGATATGTTCGAGTATTGCGTTACGAATTTTGTAGAAAAGATTTTGCAGCTTGCGGAAATTACAGACAGCGTCAGCTTCAAACGGTCAAAGATTGTAAATCAATCCGAGGAAATGCAAATGGTTCTTTCTGCTGCCGAGTATTTGGACGACGAAACAATTACAGAGCAAGTCTGCTTCTTGCTTGGAATTGGCGACCAGGCGGATGAGATCATCAAGCGAAAGAGAGACGAGGAGGGCGACCGGATCGAGGCTGACGACAACCCCGCCCTTGATGGAGAAAAACCGGCAGGACAGCAGTCAGAGCAGGATGTTGGCCAGCAAGGCAATGAGCCAACCGGAAGCGGGCAGGATGACGACTTGGACGCCTTGACAGATGAGGAGTTGCAGGCGCTGCTGGATAAAATCGCCAAGAAAATAAAAGAAAAAAACGCGGAATAAATACAAATCGTTCAGCGGATATAAACACAAAAACGCCAAAGAGAAAAGAAGGGGGAGCCAGCGTTGGCAGATAAGGCACACAGAGAGACAGACAAGGTCTTGCTTTCGCTGGAGCGTCGTATTCGGCGGATATACCGGCAGACGCAAGATGAGGTGCGGCAGGCTTGGGACGCTTATATGGCGGAAACCGAGCCAAAACTGGCCAGCTTGCAAGAGAAGTACGAAACCGCCAAGGCAGCGGGCGATAAGGCCGATATCAAAAAGGCCGGCCGTGAATTGGCGTTCGCCAAGCGTGAAGCGACTGTACAGAACGACCGGTTCAAAAGCATTGCGGAACAGACCGCCGAGAATTTGAGCCGGGTCAACGAGATTGCGCTGGAGTACACAAACGGCAGGCTGCCGGAAGTCTACGCTTTGAATTACAATGCGATAGGTAAAGCCGCCAAGCGAGAACTGCGTGGCTTTTCCTTTTCTTTGGTGGACGCCCACACAGTCGAGAATTTGATTTTACGAGGAGACCGCTCACTTCTGCCGCTGCGGAAGCTGAACAAGGCCAAGGATGTCCGGTGGAATATGAAGAAGATAAATTCCGAGGTGTTGCAAGGAATTTTGCAGGGCGAGAGCATACCGAAGATCGCAAACCGCATTGCCAAAGTGCAGCAAATGAATATGCACGCAGCCGTAAGGACTGCACGGACGGCTGTCACCGGTGCAGAGAACAAAGGGCGTATGGATATGCTCGGCGAGATGGAAGCAAAAGGTGTTGTGGTCGACAAAATGTGGATTTCCACACACGACGGCAAAACGAGAGACTGGCACGCAGAACTTGACCGCAAGACGGTTGAAAAAGACAAGCCGTTCGTTAATTCGATTGGGTCGATAATGTACCCGGGTGACCCGGCTGCTGCGCCGTCGAACACTTATAATTGCCGCTGCACACTCGGATATAAAATTATAGGCTTTAAGCCACTTAGCGAGGTGAGCAAAAAATGAGTGTGAAAATCACTTCAAAGGACAACACAAAAGAATTTGAGCGAGCGCTCCAAAATGCAATCGAGCGAGGGCTGGAAGCTATCGGAATGGCTGCCGAAACTTACGCCAAGACGGATGGAGATATGCCTGTCGTGACTGGCTATGCTCGAAACAGCATTACTTACGCGCTGGCAGGACAAGAACCGAACACAAAGCAGTACAAGGCCGACAAAAAAGGACAATATGAAAAAGAGTTGCGCACCGGCAGTTACGAGGGCACTATGGACGGCAAAAAAGGAGACCTTTTTGTCGCTATCGGTTCAAATGTAGAATACTTCCCGTCTATTGAACTTGGTGGCACAAATAGAGTTGCTCACCATGTTTTGAAGCGGGCGGCTACCGAACACGCAGACCGTTATAAGCAGCTGCTGGAGGACAGCCTGCGCAACGCTTAATTATTAACTTTTGGTATAATCGTTGACAAAAAATTCTGCTTGCTGTATAATTAAAGCAAGAACAAAAAATCTAACGGCAAAGAATAGCCGCCGAGGAAAAGGAGACAAGGTTCTATGGCATTAACGAGAAAAATGCTCAAGGCAATGGGCATTGGCGAGGAACAGATCGACCAAATCATCGAAGCGCACGCTGACACGGTGGACGCACTCAAAGAGGAGCGGGACACCCTAAAAGGCAAGGCGCAGGAATTGGCAGGTGTCCAAAAGGAATTGGACGAAACAAAAAAACAGCTTGAAGCAGCCGGGGATAACGACGGCTACAAAAAGCAGTACGACGATCTTAAGCAAGAGTTCGACGAATTCAAACAGGCCGCAAGCGTTAAGGAAGCACACACGGCGAAGGCGACGGCTTACCGTAGAATGTTACAGGCCGCAGGAGTTTCCGAAAAACGAATTGACAGCGTTTTGAAGGTGTCGGACATTGACAGTATCGAACTTGACGCAAAAGGCCAAATCAAGGGCGCTGACAAGCTGACAGAGGACGTCAAGACCGAGTGGGCTGACTTTATTGTGTCCGAGGAGCAGCGAGGTGCTAACACTTCAACGCCGCCCGGGAATACGCAGAATAAGACCGTTTTTTCTGCTGATGATATGAAGAAAATGTCCGCTGCCGAGATCAATGCCAATTGGGAGAATATCAAACAGTCGTTAAAATCGACAAACTAAACTAAAAAAGGAGCAAAAAAGATGGCTATTTCTTCTTTTATCCCTCAAATTTGGGACGCACGGCTGCTGAACGCGCTGGACAAGTCGCATGTGTTCGCAAATGTAGTCAACCGTGACTACGAGGGCGACATCAAGCAGCAGGGTGATACCGTAAATATCAACACCATTGGCGCTGTGACCATCGGCAACTACACCAAGAACACCGACTTCACCACCGGTCCGGAAGCACTGGCTACCACCGAGCAAACGCTAACGATTGACCAGGCTAAATACTTCAACTTCCAAGTTGACGATGTGGACGCTGCCCAGGCTGCCGGTGATGTGATGGATAAGGCAATGCAGCGTGCGGCTTATGGCTTGAATGACGCTGCTGACGCTTACCTTGCTAAGCAGCTGGCCGATTCTATCACCGCTGGCAATGGCAACCTTGTCGCTACCGACGCTGTGGCACTGACTGCTGCAAATGTGTACGAGAATGTCGTCAAAATGAAGCTGCTGCTTGACAAGGCTAATGTGCCCACTGTCGGCCGTTGGCTGGTAGCACCTCCCGAGATGATCGCTCTCATCTTGCAGGACGACCGCTTCGTTAAGACTGGCGGTTCTATGGCTGAGGATGTACTGCAGAATGGCGTTGTGGCTCGTGCTGCTGGTTTTGACATTTATATGTCCAATAACTGCGCAAGCAAGGTCGCAACCGGCACCACTACTTTCACCGTCACCGCTGGCGATGAGGGCGCTTGCACCTATGCCGAGCAGATCGTGAGCACCGAGGCTTATCGCCCCGAGAAGCGCTTTGCTGACGCTGTGAAGGGTCTGCATGTTTATGGTGCGAAGGTTGTTGACGCTAAGCGTCTGGCCGGCTTGAAGTGCACATTCTAAGCGGAACAAAACCGAATTAAGACCTAAGACAAGGAAGGCGGCGTGGTTATGCTGACAGAGATTTGTGCGAAATTGCACAACTACTTCTTAGTGCCGAACGGCATTCACAAGGGGGAGTACAAAATTGAAGGCGGCAAGATCACGCCGCTGGACTTTTTGCAGGAAGGGCAATATTTTAGAATTGTGGGGAGCGTCTTTAACGATGGCGTTCATAGGTATGCCGAGGCTGATTTGGATTTGACCGATGAGGCTTTCAGCGGGGCGATATGGGCACTGGCGATACCTCCTAAACTGGTGGACTTATCAAGGGAAATAAATGCGTTCTGCGAAAGTGAGGCGGGCAAGCCTGGTGCGTTTGTGAGCGAGAGTTTTGGCGGATATTCTTATAACCGAGGAACAGACGCAAACGGTGCTGCGCTTGACTGGCCTGCTGTCTTTCGTTCACGCCTAAACGAATGGAGGAAACTACAATGAGCCTTTTGGCGCAGGCAATGACAGAGTGCGTCTTTGTGCGAAAAATCGATAAACCGGACGGAGAGGGCGGATATACCACCAGCTGGGTTGATGGTGCACCGTTCAAGGCGGCGATCACTTTTGATAGTTCGATGGAAGCCCGCACGGCGGAAAAGGCCGGCGTTACAAGTCTATACACCGTCACTGTTCCGATAGGAACTCGGATTGAATATTACGATGTGTTCAAGCGGCTGTCGGATGGCAAAGTGTTCCGCGTGACTTCCGATGGTGACGACAAGATGACGCCGAAATCCGCCAGCTTCCAGGTGTTCCAGGTTACGGCGGAGGAGTTCACGCCAAGCATCGGCGGTTAAAACAAGCCGTCAGCGGGCGAGAATGTAGACTTGTAGACGGCGTTGTAGTGGCAGTTTGTAGTCCACCAAAAACGGCGCTGTTGAGCCAAAAACAAGGTACTTTATATACTCTCACTACAAACTCTACAAAGTTTTAGAGAGTAATATAAAGAAGGGTTTATATATTGAAATATATTAAATATGCAACCTTGTTTTTTTGTAGTTTTTGTAGTTTTGTAGTAAATCCAAGAGGGAGGACAAAGCAGATGGCGCAGACCAAAGCGGCAGCAGTGCAAGCGTTTTTTGAGCGTTTCCTGCCGGCGTATGAGGAAACAACAGTGCCGCAGGGTGCAGCGCTGCCGTATCTTACTTACGCACTTGTGACGGACAGCTTTCACGCTGATGGAAGCGGAGACACCAGTATTTCCGTTTCGCTGTGGTATAGGGGAACGACTTGGAAGCCGTGCAATGCTATGGCTGAAAAGATAAGCGAGGCACTGGGCTTTGATGGGTTGGTTATTCCAGCCGCTGGTGGCTATATTTGGCTGAAGCGGGGCACGCCGTTTGCACAGAACATGTCCGACCCGGACGACGACCAAATACGGCGGAAAATAATCAATATCACCGCCGAATATCTAACAAAAAATTAAGAAAGGATTTTTGAAAATGGGTAAATTTTCTGTTATTCCCGAGAGCACTTTCGACGACCTGCAGCTTGACGCAGGCGTTCTGCTAAAGAATTTCACCCCCGGCACCACGACGGAACCGGCGGACGAAGATATTATTTGCGCCACCACTGGCGGTATTAACGCAACTTGTGTGCCGACTTATTCCGACTTCGGTGAGGATGTAGACAACTGTTCCAACGGTATGAAAGAGTTAAAGCATCTTGACAGCTGGGAGTGCAAGCTGGCTTTCACCGCTTTGGGTACAAGCCCGGAAGCAATCCGACTTGCGCTTGGTTCTGCTGATGTTGACAAGGTCGACACAACGAAGATCACGCCCAGGGCGGACATCGCGCAGGCTGACTTTTCCGACCTTTGGTGGGTTGGCGACAAGGCCGATGGCGGCTTGGTGGCTATCCAGCTTAAAAATGCTCTGTCTACTGGCGGCTTCTCTTTGCAGACCACCAAGAACGGCAAGGGGCAGATCTCTGTTGAGTTGACCGGTCATGTGTCTATCACTGACCAAAAGACCGTGCCGATGGTATTTTATTCCACCAGCGCAAGCAAGGCTGCGCAGGGCAAGGCTGCTGCGGTCAATAAATAAGGATTTTTTGTTTAGGAGGTAAAACAATATGAAAATATCCGAACTAACGACGGAGCGGGCAGCTGATGTCCTTTGTGAGGTCAGCATTTATGCGCTTAACATTTTGAGCGATAAGGAACTGCTGGCTTCTCTGCGTATGCAGCTGGAGGGCACAGACGGCGACAGTACCAAAGCGGAGTTGATCGCCGTTGCAAGTGAAAAAATCGCCGAACTTATCCCGCTGCTGCTGAAAAAGCACAAAGACGATGTGTTTGGAATTGTTGCAGCTGTGAATGGGCTGACGCTCGAGCAGGTGCGACAGCAAAAAATCATCAAGACAATGAACGCCATTAAAGAGATGGCGCAAGACAAGGACTTGATTGATTTTTTCAAATCCTGCGTGTCCACGGAAAAAGCGTAACAAGGGCGTTGATTGACGCTCCAAGACTGACAGTACAAGGGCTGGTTCTCGCTCTGCCGTTACTTATCGAGCGGCAGTCCGAAGAACTGGCCTTTCGTATTTATGTGACGAACTGCGCAAAAATCTTGACTGAAAACACGGCCAAGTCGGCTGGTGGATCTTATTTGACAAAGTCTTATTTGGACATCATCAACCCGCCGCCACCGGAGACACGCACACCCGAGCAAGTAAAACAACAAATTCTCGGCAAGTTGAAAGACACGGCCAAAGAAAGGAATAACGACTGATGAATTTATTTGAATTATTCGTCAAAATCGGAGTTGACGACCAGGCAAGTGACAAGGTCGGCGCTGTTGGCGACAAGATCAAGAGCGGACTTGGAAAGGCTGCCAAGGTTGCAGGTGCCGCCGTGACTGCCGCAGCGACTGCCGCCGGAGCACTCGTGAAACAGTCGACGGAAGCGTATGCGAATTACGAGCAGCTGGTCGGCGGCGTTGACACACTGTTCAAGAAGTCATCAAAAAAGGTGCAGGCGTATGCCGCAAATGCGTATAAGACTGCTGGTCTGTCTGCCAACCAGTATATGGAGACGGTGACGAGCTTCTCGGCGTCGCTTTTGCAGTCCGTTGGTGGCGACACAGACAAGGCAGCAGAAAAAGCAAACATGGCAATCACCGACATGTCCGATAATGCCAACAAGATGGGCTCGAACATGGTGGATGTAGAGAACGCATACAAAGGTTTTGCGAAACAAAACTATACGATTAAGTTTATCTATAGTCCGGCGGCGTAAGTAATTCGCCGTTGAGTGTGAGTGAACCTTACCAGGGGTGTGGGAGAAATCCTGCTAACGGGGGAAATCTAAGTGCAATAGCATACGACAATCCCGTGCCAAGTCCTAAGATATAAATAATTTTACTTGTATAACAGGTGAAATTGTGTTATAATATCTAAGGAAAGGTGTAACGACTATCGGTTCGTCACCGAGTACATTATCTATTGGTACGATAGTGGAAGTGCTCACTAACCTTTGACGGAGGAATTGACTATGGAAATTTGGAAGCCTATTGAAGAATTGCCCGGCTATTCTGTTAGCAATAAGGGCAGAGTAAGAAAAGACAGCAACGGCCAAATAATGGTGCTTAATAAAAATGGTGGCTATTGCAGGATCACCATAACAAAGCACGTTCATAGACTTGTTGCAAAAGCGTTTCTTGATGAACCTGAAAAAGAAGAAAAATGTTGGGTAGACCACATTGACGGAAACAGGTCAAACAACGATGTAAGCAATTTGCGATGGGTTACGCCATCCGAAAATTGTATGGCTTTTGGATATAAGAGCCGAATTGAAAACAAGAAACGAAAAGTAAAGGCTACAAATATCGATGGTCAAACAATCATTTTTGAATCTCGACAAGCGGCGGCAAAATATTTTGGCTGTAGCGATACTCTTATTGATTACGGTCGTTTGTATAAAAGAGGAAACAAAAAGGGTTGGTCTTTTGAAAAGGTTAAAGATATAGTCTAATCCCCTTAAAAAATATCGGGAAACCGAGGGTATAAAATGGTTAGATAACCTAAAACTTGGCTACGGCGGCACCAAGGAGGAAATGGCTCGGCTGTTGCAGGACGCGGAAAAAATATCCGGAGTAAAATACGATCTGTCAAGCTATTCCGATGTCGTCGACGCAATACATGTTATCCAAACGGAAATGGACATCACTGGTACGACACAGCGCGAGGCAGCAACTACCATTGAGGGCTCTGTAAACTCAGCCAAGGCGGCGTGGCAAAATCTGCTTACCGGAATAGCGGACGACAACCAGGACTTCCAGGGACTCGTAAATCAGTTTGTCGATAGCGTTGCAACGGCAGCAAACAACATTCTTCCGCGAGTGCAGCAAGCGCTTGAGGGTGTCAGTTCGCTGATCGAGAAGCTGGCGCCTGTGATTTCCGAAAAACTCCCGGAACTGATAACGGCAGTGTTGCCGTCGCTGGGCGAAGCCGCTCTCGGTATCATCCAGTCACTGGTTGACGGCATAAATCAATCTTTGCCTGCACTACTTCCGGCAGTGGTAAGTGTTGTAACAACTCTCGCAACTGGACTTGTTGAAATGCTGCCGACCATTTTGGAGATGGGGCTAAACATCATCACGCAGCTGGCACTCGGAATTGCCCAGGCGTTGCCGGAACTTGTGCCGACGATAGTCAATGTCATTTTGCAGATTGTAACAACGCTGACAGACCCCGAAACGCTGAACAACTTGCTGAACGCTGCTGTTACGCTGATCACAGCGCTGGCGACCGGTTTGATCAATGCGTTGCCAGTTCTCTTGCAGCAGGCTCCGGTCATTATTGGAAATTTAATCACTGCGCTGAATGCAATGTTGCCCAAGATCCTGCAAATGGGCATAACGATTATCGTCAGCGTTGCTCAAGGATTGGTCGCAGCACTTCCGAAGATTGTAAAGGCAGCACCGCAAATCATAATGTCAGTCGTAAGAGGCGTCGCTGGGTCTATATCTTCTCTGTTTCGGATAGGCAGCGACATTATACACGAAGTCGGTGACGGATTTAGCGCAGCCGTTGATGGTGCCCGCGATTGGGGTCGAGATATGATCGACAATTTCGTGTCGGGCATTCAAGAAATGTGGGGAAATCTTGTAAGCACAGTAAGCAACACGGCGCAGAAAGTCCGCGATATTTTGGGCTTCTCTGAGCCGAAAAAAGGACCGCTGTCCAACTTCCATACATACGCTCCGGATATGATGAAGTTGTTTGCGAAAGGTATCAAAGAAAATGAATGGCTTGTACTTTCGCAGATACAAAAATCGTTTGATTTCGGAGAGCAAACAATAAGTGCGGGCTACAATATCAAAGGCTCCGGCGCTGGTGGCGTTGGCGGTGCCGGCAATGTCAATGTAACGCTTGGCATTGACCCGAACGCCAGCTTGAACGCACTTGCCAGGGCTCTGCTGCCGGTTCTTAAAGTTGTAGCGAAGGAGGTAGGCTGATAATGATTGCAATTAAAATCAACGGCGTCACCTATGAGAATGTGGGAACGATCAAGCCGTCGGTGGTGTATGAATATTATTACGATGTCGTCACGATGGACGGCCGCCGGCACCGGGACATTAAGGGCAAGCGCACCAACTACGATGTGACATTCTTTAACAACGACTTTGTGGCGTACGACGCACTAAAAACGCTGCTAATGACCGCAGACAGTGTCTTGCTGGAGGTTCCGGACAGCAACAAAGGGACAAACACTGGTGAGTATTCCGTCACAGTGACCGGCGACGACATTAAGGGCGTGCTTTACGACGGCACATATTACAGCACGGCGCTGTCCGTCACATTTGAAAGGGTGACTTGCGATGAGTGAGAACAAATACGGCTATTTTAAGTATTCCGACTTCTCCGCAAGCGCCGCTAATGGGGCAACATTTGAGATACCGGATGTTACTTTGCAGCCTTTCTTTAACGACAACAGCGGAAACCTGCAAGCTGTGTTTACTGGCCGCTCCCAGGACTTCCTGTCCTTTGAGCCGCAGGGTTTTGATTTGAATAAGCACGTCCGTTTGCTTGACCCGAGCGCGCAGCAGTTCACGGAGGGCGTCGTGTCGGCTTACAGGAGCGGCAGCAACGGACTTTTTGCTGATGGGGCGACAAACTCTCCGTTTAAGATTGAAATATCGCTAAAAGGCTTTTATTCGATGTCAGGGCTGACGATAAAATCACGGAATGTGATTAAGTCGCTGAAAATAGAAGCGTTTCGGGACAACGAGCCGGTGGCTTCGGGGCAGTTTGCTGGCAGCGAAAAAGAAGAGTTTTTCCCGCTCGTGATAGAGGACGCAAATAACATTACATTGACGGTTGAGCAGGTGGAACCGCTGTCGTTCATCGGTATTTGGGGCATTGAGTTTGGCACTGCTCGAGAATTCGGCGACGACAGCATTATATCTGCGTCGGTGTCGAAGTTGTATTCGCTGACGGCAAAATCGCTGGAGTATGACACGCTGGATTTGACGGTGCTTGACCCACAGCGTGGTGACTATCTCGTGCAAAACAAACAGATGATTGGTTTCTGCGTCGGTGAAAAAAATATTGAGCGCTTTTTTGCCAACCAGGGAGCGGAAAACGGGGACAATACGACGACGATACAGGCGTACAATGTCGTGTCCGTGTTTGAAGCGCAGACGCTCGGCGGATTTTTCGGAGCCGGTGCAAATCAGGTCATTAGAGCGTTGGTCAAGCCGCTGGGCTACGATATAAGCATAGACGAATGGAAAGAACCGGACATTGACGGCTATATTCCTATTTGCTCCGTTAGAGAAGCACTACAATACATTGCGATAGGCTCCGGGCTGCGGTTCAGCAATCAAGATGGCTTGGACACGCTGCGGGTTGAGCCTGTTCCGACAGTGCCGGAGGAGACGGCGGTGGAGTACACGGAGGCAAACATTGTTGGAAGCCCGAAATATGACAAGACTGACTTGGTAAAATCCGTCACGCTGAAACTGCATAAGCTGTCGCAAGTCAAAGACACCGAGGAGTTATATCACTGGTACATCGCCAAGAACAAAAAGGTAAAAATCACATTCAGCAGACCGCACGCAAACCTAAAGGCGTATGAAGTGACCGGCAAGAACGCAGACGGAGACGATGTGATCTCCGGAACGCCAAGCAAAAATGTGACATTTGAGAAAAAAGAAGCAAACTATTGCGTCGTTGTGAACAAGTCGAGCAACAAGATTGTTATTGTCGGGAACAAATACGAAGACACCACGGTCGAGTATGTTGCAAAGAGCGCCGAACTGGCGGAAAACGATGAAGCAAGCGAGGTCAGCTATGAGACTTATATCTGCACAGATGACCCACAGGCAATCTGCGATGAACTGCTTGAACAGAACAACCGGCGCACAAAAATCACATTCAGCACTCTTGACCGCCCAAAAATTGGAAAGGCGTACAACATTTTGGGCAAGGTGATGGTGATTACAAAAGTCACAGACACGCTGACGGGCGTATATGAAGTGGAGGCGATATAATGGCGGCTGGTAGAATTCTCGGCGAAATGTTCGACACGCCGGATTACAAGCTGTGGGTTGATTGGCGTTCTGTCGTTGACAATATGAGCAATAGCTCACTTGTCACGGCAGAAATGTACATTCAGTACATAGGCAGCGGAACCGGTGCGGCTGGGCAATGGAACGGAGCGCCGATTTTGACTATTGACGGCAAGAAGCACCAAGCGACCGACACAAAGGTTGATATGACCAGCGGGCAGCCTGTTCTACTGTTTGGCGTGTACAATCAGCTGGTGGAGCACGACCCGGATGGCTACAAGGCGGCAGAGATCAAGGGAACAGTTGGCTCGGTTCTCGGCACGACCCTCATCGGCGGCGGCAGGATTGAAGGCATTGCCGCGATGGACAAAGCTGATGTTGCAAAGCCTGTTTTTCTAAACAATGTGCAAATTTCAGCCGGATTTGATTATGCGAGGGTTTCTTTTCAAACCGGCACGAACATATCGCTGGTTGAATATTCACTGAATGGCGGCGATTTTGTTTCCGCAGATTATTCCGGATCGGCAAACATTTTTTTCTACATTCGCGATTTGAAAATCGACACCGTTTATTTGCTTGTGGTTCGGATCACCAAAGCGGGCAACAATATGCAAGCGCTATCACCGCAAGTCACTTTCAAGACATCAAAAGTCTATGTGAACGATTTTGTTCTTAATAATGACTTCGTATCGGTCAAGCAGGGCGAAACGGCAAAGCTGGTTGAGGGCGTTGACTATTTCTTGTACCCGGAAAACGCAACCGACAAGTCGTTGACAGTCAAGAACACAAACAGCAGTGTTTGCAGCGCTGAATATGTGGACGGCGCCGTGGTGGTTCACGGCAAGGCAAAAGGCACGGCAGACCTGCGGCTGTCTGTGAACAGTACGCTGTCTATTTATGGCGTACCGGAATTCCGGGTGCGTGTCAGCGTCAAGGTTCCCGTTGAGGGCGTAAGCTTCAATATAAAGCAAACAACGCTGCGAGTTGGGGACACCTGGCAAGCATACTACACTGTGCTCCCGGTCGGCTGTGATGGCTACGATGTCGAGTTGCGCTCGCTTATGCCAAGCGTTGCTACGGTTGACGGGTCTGTGGTGACAGCCGTTGCGGCTGGTGTGGCGCAAATTGGTGTTGTGGTGACAGCCGACGAAAAAGAGTACACGGATGTGTGCGAGGTGACCGTTGTTGCTGCTGGATCGCTCGAAGGCTATCAAAACTATTATGAACCCGTCGACTTCTTGACCGAGAATGTGCTCAACGATATTTGGCGAAATGCGCAGATCATCAAAGCGTTGTTTGATTTGCAGACTAAAGACAAGTACAAGATCGGAGCGCTAACGAAGCCGCCACAGAGCACGGTTGGTGGAGTGGCGCAGCCATACGGCGGGACACAGTTGGCGGATGTAAAGGCTGTTCTTGATGGCGTCGAAACGGATATGCAGGTGCTCAACTCGTCCAAGATAGAAAGCGTGTACTATATAAGAAGTAGCTATCGCATTGACCCTTGGGGTATTGACAAGGCTGGAGTATGGCGCTGGCTGCAAATTTTGGAAGACTTATTCCAAATGCTGACAACGGATGTCGGCTACTGGGGTTGCTTGCAATGCACGGATGGCACGCCCACGGTTGACGGCAGAACATTGGCGGCTCGGGGAACTTCTGTTGCGGTTGACTTTGCGAGCGTAATCGGTTAAAATAAAAATATAAGGAGGAATTCCGAAAATGGCATTATCACCAATTAAATTGAATGTGAAAGCGCAGCAGCTGGAAGCGTTGGCCAATATGCTGACCGGCGAAGACATCACTTTCGTATTCGACGCTGGCGGAGCAATCAAGGACAGCGTTGAATTCACGCTGGACACGGCATTGTCGGAGGGCAGCCAAAACCCTGTTACGAACGCTGCGATCACCGAAGCGATCAACGACCAGTCCGCAAGGGTTGCCAAGCTGGAAGCGCACAAAGGCGTGTCTTATTTGCAAGCGTGTTTGCCCAGTGACACGAAGATCACGAAAGAGGGCACATACGAAAATCCGGTTATTCTACCGTTCACTGGGACTACACGCAGCGGTGGGTCGGGGCTTAGCCTTGGAAACAACGGCGTGGTCATCGGTGCGGGCGTTAAAAAGGTTCGGGTGTCTGCACAAATGTATATGTGGAACTCAACGGCTCTGACTCAATGTGAAATCAATGTTTTCGTTAGCAATGCCGACGGCACTCGGTCGCGTTATCTCCGATCCATTACAAAGCGCGTCAGCAACTATGAAACGATTGCGACATCGCAAATCATTCTCCCGGTCACCGAGGGGCAGATCGTGCAAGCTGCTTATATCGGAAAGCCGGACACAACGATTGTTGCTTACAAAGACGGCACGCTCTTGTTTGTCGAAGCCGTAGAATGGGAGGACACAAAATGAATGTATATCTAAAAGACAGCGTGTTCACCACCAGGATAGACACAAGCGAGAATTGGGCGGCTGCCAACCCTGTTTTGTATAAAGGCGAGCGAGGCATTGACAGCACCGAGGGTAAGGAAAAGGTTGGCGACGGCGTGACGGCGTGGAATGATCTACCGTGGTTCGGCGGTGGTGGTTCCGCTCCCGCTGCTGAGACTTGGGAGAATGTTTTCACGAAGACTTTCGACGAGGACGCAACTGCAAAACAAACTTGGACGCTTTCAAAACCTTGCAAAAAGATTAGACTGCGTATGGCGGTAGCCGGAAGCGCTGCAAACTCTGCTGCTGGCGACCAATCCGTGTACATCAACTCGTACACTTCAAAGTGCATGTTACCTAATGCATTTCGTTTTGAAACAGCCACCACAAAGGGCTCTTTCGTCGTTGCTGAAGTAGAGATCACCGAGAATATGGTTCGGGTACAAGCGAACAAGAGCAACATCGCAAGCAACTTCAACGCTGCCAATGCAATGAATGGACAGACGATATGGAACGCAAGCGGGATTACATTCAACATTTTTAGGGATGTAGAGGCTCACGGTGCAATCAAAACGCTGGCTTTCCCGACAAACGGCAAGACCATTGGCGCCGGAACGCAAATCGAGATTTTGGGGGTGGCAAAATGAATGTAGAGACAGAAAGTCGCATTGCATTTCTAAAGGCTGAACTTGCCGAGACAGACTACCTGTGCCTAAAGTACACAGACGGAGCGCTGTCAGAGGATGAGTATGCGCCAATCCGTCAAAAGCGGGCAGAATACCGGGCAGAAATAAACAAGCTGCAAGAGAGCAGCGAAAATTAAGAAAGGCGGTAACTAAAATGAAAGTAAGCAAAGAAACAATCGCAAGAACGGTGGTGCTGTTTGTGGCGCTGCTGAACACCGTATTGAATGCCTGCGGGAAGAACCCGCTGCCGTTCAGCGATGACGAGGTTTACACTGGAGTGTCTGCCGTGGTGGCTACCGTTGCCGCCGTGTGGGCTTGGTGGAAAAACAACAGCTTTACTGCTGCGGCCGTCAAAGCCGACGAGGTTTTGAAGATTGAAAAAGCCGAGGGCGGAACAGAGGACGAGGGGGAGCAGTGATGGGCACACTTCTTTATTATTGTCGGCAGACCACCGAGGCCTGCAAGGGTATTCGGTACGCAAGCAAAAGTCATCCTTACCGTTACGGCACTTCCGGTTGTATCTACACGAGCGGCTGCGGGGTGTGTTCCAGCTTGATGGTTCTGCGTAACTTTGGTGTGGTTCCTGCCACGATGAACACAAAGAAGTGGGCGGCCGAGTGTGTCAAGATGGGCGCAAGAGCGGCAGAGGGTACGAACATGGCCAAAATCGCCGAGCACTTCAAAAAGTTCTACGGCATTACCACCAAGCAGACCAAAAGCACTGAAACGCTGAAGAAGCATTTGAGAAACGGCGGGCGTGCCATTATATGTGTCACCGGCAGAGGCAAGCGGCTGTTTAGCAATAGCGGGCATTATATCTATGTCGGCGGCATTGACAAGTCCGGAAATTTAATCATTCTCGACCCTTACTGGTACGACGGCAAATTCACCTTGACAGCACGCAGAAAAGCTTACACGAAGGTCAAGAACGACCGAGAAGTCTATGTGCAGCCGTCAGCGCTTGCGGCAGACATCGGCAGCATTTGGCTGTTTACTGCCCCGAAAGGTGTTAAACCGCTGTGCAGTGTGAACGATGTAAATCACAAGAAGCCGAAGCCTGTCGCTCCGGTGGTTCACCTTGGCCAGCACATTTTGACCGCAGTGCGTGGCGTTTACAAGGGCTGTGGCGCAGATACTGGGCGTAAAAAGGTCAGCAACTTGTCCGAAGATGGACAGAAGCACGCCACGACCGCCAAGAAGTCCGCATTTGCGTTTTTGAAAAAGGGGACGATAGTTTCCTTGCTTGAAGTCAAAAAGGCGAAATCGGGCAACTTGTGGGCTAAAATTCCCAGCGGTTGGATTTGCATTTGGGAGAAGTCCGATAACACCTTATTCGTTAAATAAGAAAGGGGTGGAGATCGGTGGGAATGAACAGAGACGATATCGACGCAATGCGGGATGAATTCGACGGCAGATATGTCCGACAAGCGACCTGCGACGAGCGCCACCGGGCAGTCAGCAACAAATTTGCAAACGACGACAAGCGCATTGAGTTGCTGCTCCAGCGGCTTGCTTCCTACGACAAGCTGCTGTGGATTATCACCACCAGCGTCGTCGGTACGCTTGTAACATCGGTCGTGTCGATCATTATACACGGATAAGGGAGGAGTTGCGATGGACAACAACAAACAGTGCGACGGCTGCCAAGTGGCTGCCAATGTGCCTTATGCAGCATTCGAGGCTGTGTCTGCCAGGGCGGAGCGGAATATTCGGCGGCTGGCTTTGATTATCGTTTTTCTGATCCTTGCGCTAATCGGTTCAAACATTGCGTGGCTGTGTTATGAGAGCCGGTTTGAGGATGTTACAAATCAAACGGAGCAAACTGTAACGCAAGACACGGAAGGCGGCGGCGACAACAATTTCGTAGGCGGTGATTTGGTTGGCACGACAAACGATTAAAACAAGAACTGTCACTCGCAGGAGAGTGCGCAAGACCGGCGGAAATTCCGGCTACAAGAAATGCCCGACCTGCAAAGGCAGCGGGCGGGTGAAGTCAAGATGAGGTGGAGCAGATGAGGGCGGACGATGTGGCAGACCTGTCAAGAGAGCAGTTGGAGCACCTAATCGAGCAGTACATTTTCAACGAGCAGCACCGCCGCATATTCAAGCGCAGGTGGCTTGACGGCGTTTGCTTTGAGCCGCTGGCGGAGGAGTTCGACATTTCTGTCCGGCACGCGCAGAACATCGTCTACAAGTGCGAAAGGAAGATTTTGCGCCACATTTGACAGCCGGCCGTTGACAAGACCGCTGCAATCGGCTATAATGATATTGTTGGTAGGGCGGCCACCCGAAGCGCCGTATTTCTCCCAGGCCGAGCATTTGCTCTGCGCCAACCAGGGAGCGGGTAACTATCAACAAGTCGGAGTGCATTTGACGGTTTTGCAATCCGCTGTGCATATTTTTCTCCTTTCAAAAATATGACGAGCAAAGGGAACACCCGGCCATACGGCTGGGTGTTTTCTTTCTGCCAAAAAAGCCACCGCTGGGACACTTGCCGTGGATCACTGGCAGAGGTGCGGGTGGCCTAATCACTTTTATTTTACAACGAGATTTTGGGAAAGTCAAAAAAATATAGAAAAAGTATTAAAAAAGTATAAAAAAAGTATTGACTTTTGCTGCGCGTTGTGGTAATATATAATCACAGGGGAGGGGAAGAGGAACCCCGACCAAAGCTGAAAGGAGAACAAAAAAATGACAGATAGTGAAAGAATTGCAGCAATTAGACAAGCGCTGAAAGAACACGGATACAGCAACCGCAAGGTTGGCGTTCGGTATGATGGCTATGCCATTTGGCTGACAATCAAAGACTTGGCCATTGACATCAAAGAAATTGAGCAACTCGCAAAAGGCTATGAAAGCTACGAGCGAGACGAGTTCACCGGCGAGATTCTAAGCGGCGGAAACACTTTTGTGATTGTCAATTATGCTTATGGCCTAACGGCTTAAATGTTTCTGCTGGGGTTGAGCACATCAGCCCCAGCCCACATAATAAGCTGGCGAGCTGAAACGCGGAAGGAGAAAATCATGAACGCATACATTGTTAGAACCGCAAAAGACAAGAAAGAAATCGACCGCTTTGAAAGCCTGGAGACAGCGTTCGCTGCCATTGAACATTACGAGGAGCGGGACGAAAAGGAAGGCACATTCACCAAGTGGGCGTACGAGGTGGCTTACGAGGGCACCTGGTACAGCGTGGCGGACATCGACATCCGCAAGAACGGCGAGCCTGGAGACGAGGATCTGCTGTGGATCGGTGACAATGAGCACGACGCAGTTGAGGCGTTCGGCCGTCTTTGCTTCGAGAACCGGCACAATATGAAGAACCGCCGCATTGAGTTGCGCAAGATGGACTACGACCCGAGAGACCCGGAGCGCTGCATTGAGGGCTACGACGACTTGAAGAAGATGGAGGGCTAAAGCGATGGACATTCACGAGACAATCTACTGGCACCTGGGCGGCTATTCGCCCAGGCTGTTCAGCGAAAGCAAGCGAGTGCTGCCGGAGTACAGTAGATATATGGCGGTTCTGCTGCAACACTTGTTGGACGGCGAGCGACACTTTTATATCTGCCGCAGACACGGAGAGAGCCGCACAGAGTTGGCGTTCTTGAACGCATTGCATATCAAGGGTGCGTCTGAATTCACGCCGGATAGAATTTGGTTGAAATTGGACGGCAGACGGAAAGAAGTCAAGCGGCTGATTGAACTTGCCGAGCACTTGGAAAGAGAGGCGACAAAGCAATGAGAAATGCAATATCTTCCGTGCTGCGGTGGCTTGGCTGTGCAGTGTCCTGTGTTGGCTTCTGCTTGGTTTCAGAGCGGTTTTGGTGGCTGCCTATACCGTTTATCTGCCTTGGTGGTTTAACAGTATTGGCGGGCGTCCTGCTGGCTGTGGATGAGTGGGAGGACGATGGGCGCAAAAAAGACGACCAGCAGCAGCCAGTCGCCCGGATTACAGACTTTCAGCAGACCTATTTGCTTGCTTGCTCACTCGGCAAGGACGAGGACGGCTCCAATGCGTCCAGCCGGAGCATTGCGGAGTGATAAAGTGCTGGAGCGATCACCTGGAGCGTGTCCATTAGTTCGTCCATAAGGTCGAGCACTTGGCAGGTGTCTAAGCCGTCAGCGGCGGCCAAGAAGTCGCTGGAGCCGTCAGTGCTCACAGGCTTGGTGGATTTGCTGGCATTTCCGGTAAGGTGGTCACGGACGATATATAGCCAGGCGAGGCGTTCAACCGTTGCCCAGGTTGTGTCGTGGTTGCGCTCCAAGTCTAGTATATCTTGATTGAGTATATCCAAAGAAATCATAGCTTTTTCCTTTCGTATTGGGGGTGATAAAATGAACAAAGAGGTGGTTTTCGTTTACACTTTCGCTGACGGGTATCGCTGCTGGTGCGCTGGGTTTGATAAAGTCGAGTTGCAACACGCAGAAGCAAAGCACGGCAAGCTGGTCAATGTGCAGCGGGAATATTAAGAAACAGGGCAGAGCGAAAGGCTCCGCCCTTTTCTTTTAATCCGTCACAATGCCATAATGCGGAGAATATCTCGTGAGCAATTTGTCTTGCTCTGCGCAGATCGCCGCAAGGTCATAGTCCAAGCACTCCAGCGTGATCTGTTGGCGTTCGACGCGCTCCAACTCACAGTCTACCGACTCAACAAGCTTTTTGACTTCGCAAGCCGCAGCAACCTCACCAAGTTCGTGCAAGTCTGCGTATGCCTGTTCGTACAGTTTCTTGGTTTCGGTTTCCCAGGATTGCCAGCGCAGAAATGCGTCACGAACGGCTTTGCGTTTGGTTCCGGCGTCTACCTGCTGGCGGGTGTAGCCACGCCAAGCGTTCGGGATGATCTCCGGGTCTTTGGCGGCCGCTTCCGGCAGCAGATGATTGAAGCGCGAGACGAAATACAGAACGGTTTTTTGATGTTCAAAAAATTCGGACATCGCCTGGCATTCTTGCTGTCGTTGATAGCCGCACAAATTCAAAAAGCCGAAATATTCAGCCAGCTGGCTGTGCAACATTACTCCCTCAATTTGATGGGCGTTGATACGCCCAAAAATTTCGCTTACAGTCATAGGCGGCCGCCTTTACAGTTTCTCGACCGTCACGGACAAGTTGTTGACAACTGCCGTTGCGCCACCCAGTACAAAGGACAGGATCGAACTGTCGCAGCCGCAGGCATTGCGGAGGATAGCGCTCACTGTCAGTGTGACGGTTTCATTTACGGCGGCTGTGGTGGCGCTGGATGTTGCGCCGATCACGGCCACGCCGTCCTTTTGAGCGGTCAAAGAAACAGTGCCAGCAGCAGGAGGCGTAACGGTGGCCACGGCGGTCACTTTATAATAGCCGCTGCCGCAAAGCGTGATTGTGTTGCCGTCCTGCCGGATGTTGCAGCCAAAGCGTCGGCTTGTGACACCAACAGGAATAACGCTCCCTGCTGTGATGGTGGGCGCGGTGGCGTTAGTGGTATAAATTGCAGATTTTGACATTTTTAGTTTTTCCTTTCTTAAAAAGATTAGCGGGAGCAGCTACTGCCGCCCCCGCTGGTTGAAATCCTCGCCGTGGTGGCGTGTGTTTAGATGTTGCAGCAGCTGTTACAGCCGCAGAACGGAGACGGGCCCGCATTGTATGCGTAGCTTGTCGGATAGCGAACGACACCGCAGAAGCGGCTGTCCATTTCAAGGCTTGTCACCTTGTCACGCAGCGCCTGAATCTCGTTCGTCTGAATCAGCTGCCGGGTGGCTTCGCCCTCTGCGTGGATCGCTGTGGTGATGTCGCAAGCGTTCTGGTTCATTTGAGCAGACAGGTTGGCCGTCGCAAGCTGGTTCTTGCAGCAGCAGTCTGCCAGCTGGCCTTGGATTGCTCGACCCTCGGTTGAAATGCTGTTGTTCAAAGCAAAGGTGCTGTCACAGATACCGTTGCCGATAGTGTTCAGCCGGTCGTTCAGCTGGCCGAACTGCTGGCCGAACAGGATCTCCTGCTGACTGGCAGCGGTGGCATACTGGCCGAATTCACCCTGTCGATTCCAGCCGTTGCCGTTGAAGCCCCAAAACAGGAAAAGCAGGATCACCCACCAAGCGCCGTTGCCGCCAAATGCGCCATTGTCGTCGCCTACGGCTGCCCGCAGGTCGGAAAGAGAGTAATTGTCCATTTCGTTTTTGTCCTTTCGTTAGATTTTTTCTATAAACAAGGCTGCGCGCCGCCTTATTTAAGCATTTGCTGTATTTGCTCGGCTTGGGCTTTCAACTGCTGAAATTGCTGTTGACTCATCTGCCCGGAGTTGAGCAAATTCTGTACGATTGTCTGCGGGTCTTTCCCGCCAAGGGCTTTTCGGAATTCAGCAAGCTGCTGCAAGAAATTACCTCCGTTATTTGGCGGCAGGTTCTGCGGCTGCTGCCCGCTGCTTTGCTTTTGCATTGCGTCCAGTATCGGATTGCGCATTGATGATCTCCTCCAATCTTGCTATACGCTGTTCAAGGTCTGCATTGGTCGGCTGCTGTGCCTGTTCGTATGGTGTGATGTTGAATGCCGACACCGTCTTATATCCTGCGCCATCGGTCTTTACAAGCCACACAAGCGGCTGGCTTTCGTCCAGCAGTAAGGCGCTGCTGTTCGGAGCCATCGGGTATGCCTGTGCTCCGTTCTCGCCGTTGACAGTGACTACATCACAACGCTGTTGCATTGCTTGGTTCTGCTGCATTGCCGCCAACCTGTCAGCGTATGGATTTCCGTAGGGCTGCATGCCCTGCATATAGCCGTTGAATGTGTTATACATTGACCATTGCCTCCTTTTCTATCTCTATTTTAGAATTTTACAGTTTGTATTTCCACGAGCATATCACGCAAGTTTTATACCGATTGTATAAAAGAAATATAAGAAAGATATAAAAAAAGTATTGACTTTTCCGCTTTCTGGGTGTAATATAGTAAATGTCAAAGGGAGAGTAACTTCCAGACGAAAGGAGAATATATATGAAAGAAATTAGACGAATTTCCGGAGCAAAAGTAAGAAAGGCTTGCATTGAATATGATTGGTTCACTTGCGGGGATATTAACGCATACGGTGCATTGTTTGAATATATATTTGGGATTTCTCGTGAGGGTAGAAATGTTGATACTGAAAGACTTGCATTTATTGCAAAAAAGATCAAAGACAATAGCGAAACGGATTATAACATTCCTGAGATTATGTTCGTACTGAACGCAGAGTGTTGCACCACTTATTTTGAATGATTAAAAAGGGGGACGACAAAATGTCACTAAAAGAACACCGGATTTTAATGATTGATCTTTTGAAAAAAGAAATAGCCGCCAACAGCTGGCTGACGGCTTGCAGCGACGAGGAAGTGGATGGCATTTGCCAAATGGCTGTGCGGTTCAACCGCGATGGGTTCGACACTGACTCGCTTGTGTGTATATCGATGGCAATACAAGGCTTCAGCTACACGGAGGACAGCCGGGTGGAGATCGCCGATAGGTTGGTAAACAAATGCTGCCGGGTGCTGCTGGTCAATGACGGCGACGGCAGCCGCTGGGATGGAAGATAAACAGATAAGCCCACGCCGGGCGGGCGTAAAGTCCGGCAGGAAAGGAGAACAGAAAATGAACAGATGTACGATTTGCGGCCGTGTCGTTGACGGCTGGGAGATCAGCGGCGGCGTGTGCGATGGCTGCGCCGAAGCTATGGACGATGACAAAATGGTTTGCCCGATTTGCGGCAAGGAACATTACAAAGAGGATATGCCTCACGGCGTTTGCTCTGACTGCTTGAGCGAGACGGCTTGGCAGTTTGACACTGTAAAGGAGATCATCGGAAACGAAAAAGAGAGCGTTCAGCTGTCTGCGTTGGTGGTTTCGATGTTAAACCCGGACGAAATCGAGGAAATCTGCGAGAGAGAAATCCGAAAGGCTGTTGAAGCCGGAGAGGTTGACCTTTCGCCGGTGATAGAAGCGGACGAGGACTGGTTCTGCGAGCGCTTCATTGAACACGACAGAAAGGAGGGTGAGAGATGAGCAACACGACAACAAGGGACAATTTGCTACTGGTCAAAATGACCGACGGCGAAAAAGAACAAATCCGGCAGGCTGCTGACCTGCGTGGGCTGACGATGTCAGCTTATGTTCGTATGGTTCTGCTCGCAGCAGCGGGCAAAGAGAAAGGAGAGTAAGAAAAATGGCAATCATCGTAATGATTTACGGCCAGAGCGGCACAGGCAAGTCCACCAGCTTGCGAAACTTCGCAACGGATGATGTGGCAATCGTAAATGTGAGCGGTAAGCCGCTGCCGTTCAAAAACAAACTGAAAACATACAACAGCGACAACTATGCCAAGATCGAAAAAGCTATTGCAGCAGCACCGCAGCAGTCCATTGTGATCGACGACGCAACCTACTTGATGGTCAACGAGTTTATGCGCAACGCCAAGGTGACCGGTTATCAAAAGTTCACGGATATGGCGCTTTCGTTCAATCATCTGGTTGAATTTGCTGCCAAGTTGCCGGACGACAAAATTGTCTATTTCCTTGGGCACAGCGACCAAATGGACGACGGCCGGGAGCACTTCAAGACAATTGGGAAAATGCTTGACAACTATGTAACGCTTGAGGGGCGGTTTACAATCGTTCTCAAGACAGTTGTGCAGGACGGCCGGTACTGTTTCCAGACGCACAACAACGGACAGGACACCGTCAAAAGCCCGCTGGGGATGTTCGACCAAGACTTGATTGACAATGATCTAAAGGCGGTTGACAGCGTCATTCGGGAGTATTACGACATTGGCGGTGCAACAGATGAGCAGTGACACGCTGAACGGCGTTAAATCTTTCATTGACGGAACGGCAACCGTCGTGGTACACTTTCCATTAGACTGGCAAGGGCGCAGCTTTGTGTGCTGTGCGCAGTGTCCATACCTGTCCAGTAGCAAGCGTTACTGCCAGCTTAATCAGCGTCCGGTACAGTTCCCGGATCGTTACATAGGGTATGAATGCCCGTTAAATTTTGAAGAACAAAAGGAGTTTGAAAAATGAAAAAGTTTGATTTTGAAGCAAAAAAAACAGGGATGTCATCCGATCCGCTGCCCGCTGGTGGATATGTAGCGAAAATTGTAAACGCACTCATCAAGACATACGATTGGGGCGAGGTGCTTGTCATTTCGTTTGACATCGACGAGGGCGAGTACAAAGACTTCTTCCGTCAGCAGTTCAAGAATTCACCTTTCGAGGACAAGAAGTGGAAGGGCAACATCCGCGTGACGGTTCCGGATAAGGCCAATCAGTGGTATGACAGCCAGTTGAAGCGGTTCGGCAATTTGATCGCTTGCTTAGAGGAGAGCAACGACGGCTATCATTGGGACTGGGACGAAACGGCACTCAAAGGCAAGCGCGTTGGCGTTCTGTTCCGTGAAAGAGAATGGGCATACAATGGCAACACTGGCTGGACTACAGAGGCGTGCTCTATTCTGTCAGTGCAGGACATCCAGGACGGCAAGTTTAAGACGCCAAAGGCCAAGCCGCTGCCCGCAAGTCAAAAACCGGCTACCGTTGACAGCAACACTGATTTTGAAGTCATCGACGACGGCGACGATGACGACCTGCCGTTCTAATGCGGCAAGCGGAAATCGAGGCGGCGCTGGACACAATGCAAATCGTTGTTGACACGCGAGAGCACCGAACAGTGGAAGCCGTCAAGAGATGGGAAGCGTTCGGCGTTCCTTACCGCCAAGACAAGTTGGACTTTGGCGACTATGGCGCGGAATTCGATCTACCTGGATTTGGCAAGTGGATTTGCCCCGCCGTGGTAGAACGCAAAATGTCATTGACAGAAATCTGCGGTAATTTCTTTCAGCACCGAGATCGGTTCGTTCGTGAGTTTGAGCGAGCAATGGCGGCAGGCTTCAAAGTCTATCTTCTGATCGAAGGTGAAAGCTGGGAGTCGGCATACGCTGGCCGTTACCGATCCAAGGTTCTGCCGCAGTGCCTGGTGGCCAGCTTAACGGCTTGGATGGCTCGATATAACTGCGTTGTGCTTTTCTGCACCGCCAGGACGGCGCCAAAGTTGATCAAAGAGGTTCTATACAGAGAAGCAAAGGAAAATTTCACAAAACATTTAAAGGAGGACTAATCATGGATATTGAAAAGCTCATTCATCAGCTGAATGACATTAGAAAAAGAACAAGTGGAGATAGCGCCGAGGCGATTGAGTGTGCAACTGAAATTGTAAAAAAGCAAAGACCCGAGAGGGCTTTGGAATTTGCTGTTCCAGTGTTCACGACCAACGGCCACCACGAAGAAGTGAATGTAAATTCTTGCCCCACCTGTTTCCGAACAGTTGAGCACACAGAGTTTTGCCCGCATTGTGGCCAGTGTCTGATTTGGAAAGACACTGACGGGCTCGTGACAAGACGATGAACAAAAGGCAGTACACCAAGGGCAGTATAGCTGCGATAATGGAAAGACAAAAGGAAAATGACACAAGAAGAGTTAAAACAAGGAGGCACTGTAATGGTCGATTCTGTAAAAATATGTGGCATTTTGCATAAAATCACACTTTGTGAAGACCATTTTGACATGGACACACATTTCGGTCAAATAAATTATAAAAGCTGCGAAATCAAGTTAAACAAAAATCTTCCTAAAGACGCGATTGAAGAAACCCTTGTACATGAAATTTTGCATGGAATTTTTGTTCATTTGGGCTATCATAATGAAGCCGATAACGAACAATTCGTACAAGCGTTGGCAAATGCAATCAATCAGACTTTTACGTTAAGGGAGGAATCGTAATGCAGTTAGCAGAAAAACAGGAATTGGTGCGGCTCTTGAATCTGTACCAAACCGAACTTCTTATGGACAACGACAGCAATATCCAGGAAGCCATAAAGCACTCGGGCGAGGAATGGGAAGGCACTCATAAAACTGGTGTGAAAGCCCAGTATGAACACGCTCGTGTCATCGCCGCAAAACTGTCGGTAGAAATCGGCAAGTATATCATAACATGTCGCGAGGTATAAATATGGATATGATTTGCAAATGTGGTAGCAAGGAGTTCTTCACTGAGAAACACGGCAATCAGACCGGGCTTTACTGTTCTGCTTGTGGTAAGTGGCAGAAATGGCTCAAGAAAGACGAGATACGACATTTTAATCATGTTGCCCCAGACGGCTGGATCAGCGTAAAGGACAGGTTGCCGGACACAAGTAGATATGTGATTATGTGTTCAAATTTAGGAGACGTATACGAAGGTTGGTATCACACTGTCGATAAACACTGGATAAGACACGGCAATGTTGTTGAAAACATTACGCATTGGCGAGAAATTCCAAAGCTGCCGAGAATGGAGGATAGCAAAGAATGACAGACACGCCATATAACAGAAAAATACAAAACTTTCTTGAGGAATACGTTAACTGCGGTCCTGATAATTATTATGCGAACGGAATGATGAAAAAAGAATCAGTCAAAGAAGCAGTTAGATTGTTGCTCGAAAAAATGTTTTTTTCATCTGTCAAAGATATGAGATTCCAAGCATTAAAAGATTACAGCATTTTATTACCTGCGTGGGTGTTTGAATGTGTAAAGGAGAAAAAAGAATGACAAATTTTGAAAAAATTAAAGAAAATAATATTGAGGAAATGGCAGAGTTCTTAAATAGTGCAACAGGACAAATCGCCTTAAGACTCAATGGCGAATATGTTTCAAATGATAAAGTCTCATTGCGTTTATGGCTTAAAAGCGAGGTGGAAAAATGAATTTATCTTTTTCATTTGGTGCATTGTGCCCAAAATTTAGTACACAGCTAAAACAACAGGGGTATGAATTAAAAAACAAAGAAACATGGGACAAGGCTGTGTTTTCAGTTGTGTATTTACACATTCATGATATTTTAACAGATTCAAGATATGATGAGTGTTTGAATCGAATTGTGAAAAAATCAAAAGTTGATTGGCTTAAAAGTAAGGTGAAAGAATGACTTGTAAAAATTGTCCACATTTTGATGTGTGCAAAATGTATGGTGCATTCCATACAAAAAGACGGATTGGCAGTAAATGGAAAAACTGTCCATTTAAAAATGACAAAGCAAAGTATATTGAATTGCCTTGTAAGACTGGTGATGATTTCTTTATTATTGCCCAGAGGCTTGAAAAAGGAAAATATACCGAATATTTCATAGACGAAAGACAAGTTTCTTGCTTTGAATATGACGGCAAAAATCTAACAGTTTATGATTTTGACGAAATTGGTTTTGATATTGACGATATTTATCTTGATAAATCAAAAGCAGAAGCAAAATTAGAGGAGTTAAACAATGGAACAACCTAAAAATCAGTATTGCCGATATTGTGCAAGTGCTCTTGATTATAACGGTGAGTGTACCGATTTCATTTGTACAGCAAATGCTCTCTGCGGAAATAATGGCGCAGGTAAGTTTTACAAAGCTGTTAAAGCAAAAAGACCTAACAAATGCAAACATTTTGAATTTTTGAACGCAGATATATTTAGGCAAGATGAGAACGGAAATTTTGCAAAGTATAAGCCAAGAACAGTAGTTAAAAGTGATTACGAACAAATAAAAATGGGAGATTAACTATATGAAGAAAGCAATGTTGAACCAGCCGGAGTTGGCACTGGTGGAAAAGCTGGCAGACACCGAACGAGGCAACGGCGGGTTTGGGAGTACAGGGAGGTGAGCAGGATATGAGCAGCAGCACAAATCATTTTTGCGAATGTGGAAAACGCAAAACCAGAAATCGTATCAAATTGCGTGCAATGACAGCGGAGGAATTCTGCTTATCGCACCATTGCAAAGATTGTCCAGAGAATATGCCTTTCAACATCGGGTGTTCGTTGGATATAACCTGTACAATTTCGAAGAAAAAACCATTTGAAATTCCGTACCAAGACAAAAACGGGCGGTATATTTTGGTGCGCGCTGATGATTGATTACGCAGCAGAAATCAAGGAACGGCTGGACACGACTGAGGTGCTGGAAGCGTATGGAATTCACATTGACAGGAAGGGGCGGGCTGTCTGCCCCTTCCACGACGACAACACGCCGTCAATGCAGGTCTATTCCGGAAGCAATGGCTACCATTGTTTTGCGTGCGGAGAGAACGGCGACATTTTGACATTCGTACAAAAGTATTTTGGCCTTTCTTTCTTGAAAGCGTGCGAGAAGTTGAACAATGATTTTGCGTTGGGCTTGCCAATCGGGCGGCGGATTTCCGTAAGAGAACAGCGGAAGATGGAGCAGGCCACCAGGGAACGCAAAGAAAAGCGCAAGGCAGAAAAAGCAATGAAGGAGCGGCTGGAGCGTGACTATTGGGCTGCGTTCGACGAGTGGGCAAGGCTGGACTACCAGCTGCGCAAATATCGACCACAGGCCGCCACAGAGCCGTTAAACCCGCTTTTCGTTGAAGCACTACAACGGATAGGCTTGGCAGATGAAAGGCTCACACAGGCCGATTTAAGGAGGCGATGAAGTGCTTACAGATGAACAGATACAAGTTATAGCAACGCCGGAACAGTTGCTGAACACTGATTTACTTCTTGATCTATGCGACGAGCGGCCGGAAGATCAAGCAAGGCTTGCGGCGCTGATGGCGATAAAGGCAAAGGAATTCGGCATACAGCAGGAATTCAAAAGCGTGCTAAAAGCGTTTAACAAGGCAAACGAGAGCCTGGCCAAAGAATACAAGCGGACAAATGCAAAGCTGCGCTGCGGTGTTGACTTGGATTTTGACGCGAATGGCCGGCCGGTGGCTTCGATTGACAACTTTGTAAAGGTGCTCGAGGGTGACCAGAGGTTCTCCGGCATAAAGTTTAATTTGCTTACATATAGCCCGGAAAAGACCGTCAACGGCGTGGCGGAACGGTGGACGGACGCTGACGACGCAGAAATGCGGCGGTATATTGAGAAAAAATACGGCTTCCACAGCGTGCAGAAAAGCGAGGACGCTATGCGCATTGTGCTGGCTCGCCACGAGTACCACCCAGTGCGTGAGATTGTGGACGGATTGGAATGGGACGGCGTTTCGAGAATTTACGGCTTCTTGGCAAAGTGGACGAAATGCGAGGACACGCCGTACACCCGAGAAGTCAGCCGCCTTATCTTTGCCGGCGGTATTCACCGGCTATACAATCCAGGTTGCAAATTCGACGATATGCCGGTGCTGATCGGCACAAAGCAGGGAGAAGGCAAGTCAACGCTGATCCGCTGGCTTGCTTTGGCGGACGAATATTTTACAGAGGTCAACGAATTTGACGGCCAGCGCGGAATTGAATCAATCGAGGGTGCGTGGATTTGCGAGGTGTCGGAACTACTTGCAATGACACGAACGAAGGAGCAGGAAGCCGTCAAGTCCTACCTTACCCGGTTAAATGATCGCTACCGAATGCCGTTCGACAAGCGAGTGACCGACCACCCACGGCAGTGTATATTCATAGGAACGACCAACAAAGAGCAGTTTTTGACGGATAAGACCGGCAACCGGCGGTTCTATCCGGTGCGGGTGAAGCAAAGCGGTTATGAGTTGTTTGACAATGAGAAGCAAATCAAAGCCGACATCCGCCAGTGCTGGGCAGAAGCGTTGGAACTGTACAAGGCCGGCAAGCTGCTTCCGTATGCTGACCGGTCGCTGATTGATGACATTCGAAAGGAGCAGGCAGAAGCAACAGAAGATGATTTCCGTGTTGGTATGATCGAGGATTATTTGGAAAATAAGACCGAGATTTGCGTGCTTGAACTTTGGCAGGAGGCTTTGCGTATGGGCGAATATTCAAAGCCCACCAAAAAGGAAAGCCAAGAAATCGGGCTCATACTCCAATCAATGAGCGGGTGGGTCAAGCAGCCATATCCCAAGAAGTTTCCGGTTTATGGCAATCAGCGTTGGTGGGCGAACGAGGACAATTCCGACCAAATCGACCTTGACGACATCCTCGAATTTTAGCCAAAAATCTGCCGCCTTCGTGGTGTTTGTAGCGTTGTAGTAGACTTTGTAGTGCGACTTTGTAGTCCGAAAATTTGGCGCAACAAAGCCAAAAAAACACATTCTCTATATAAAACACTACAAACACTACATTATTTGAGAGAATAATATAAAATAAGGGAAAAAGTAAAAATAGAAATATATTTATAGCAGACACCGTAGTTTTTGTAGTTTGTAGCGGCTCGAAAGTCTAAAATTTGGCGTGGTTGAGCCAAAAATGGGTCGCTACAAACTCACTACTACATTGTAAGTTGCTTTGCAGAAAGGGACGAGATAATGGACAAGAGTTTAGAAAAAGCCGCCGCTGACGGCAAAATCTTACCGAAAGGGCTGACAGCAGCGGACAGCGCCGAGTATATTGGCTTGGTGGCTATATATAAGCTGTTCCGTGCTGGGTTGATGGATAAGGAAACCGCCAAACGGCAGAAAGAAGCGCTGCGGTACAACTGCACCCTGCTGCGGTCGAAGGCTGAATTTTTAAGCCGAGAATCGCTGGCGCTGGAGGAACGAATCACCGCCGCCACAGAAGCATACACCGCTGACAAGAACCTGGACACAGCGGAGGAATTATACAGAGCGTTTTATCATTTGCCGCCAAAAAGTTGATTTTTGGTGGCTTTTCTGCTACAATTATATTTAGGAGGTGCGTTTTGATGAAGGTTGAAATGCGAGCGCTTGATACAATCAAGCCGTATGAGAAGAACGCTAAAAAGCACGACCAAACGCAAATTGATAATGTGGCCGAGAGTATCAAACAGTATGGCTTCGTTCAGCCTATCGTGGTGGATAAGGACGGCGTTATCGTGATTGGTCATTGCCGAGCACTTGGAGCAAAGAAGTTGGGGCTTAAAGAAGTGCCGTGTGTTTGCGTTGATGACTTGACGCCCGAACAAGTGAACGCCCTGCGTCTGGTGGACAATAAGAGCAACGAAAGTGACTGGGACTTTGACCTGCTGGCGGATGAAATTGCTGATCTTGATTTCAGCGATTTTGATTTTGATTTTGGCTTTGAAGTGAACGAACAAGGTCAACAATTGAGTTATATTGATGAACTTCTTGAAGACGAAAACTGTATGACAAACAACAATAAACTTCAAAGAGAAGAATTTTCAATCTCTTTTTGTTTTCCGAAACAATATGAGGACGCCGTTAAGGGCAAGATAAAAGAAATGACAAAAGAGTTTTATAGCAAAGAGTTGTTGAAGATCATGGGAGTATTATAAAATGATTGCTTGCGGTTCTCAAATTGTTTTGTGTGATTGCCCTGTCAGAATTGATACATATAAAGGGTGTTCGCATGCCTGCAAATATTGTTTTGTCCAAAGAAAAAATGATATAACAAAAATCGAAAAAGACAACTGTCTAAAACAATTAAAAGATTTTATAAACGGCAAGAGAAGCGAAGTTACAAAGTGGTGCGATTGGGGTATACCGTTGCACTGGGGTGGAATGAGTGACCCATTTCAGCCTTGCGAAAAAGTCCATAGAATAAGTTACGAAGCATTAAAAATTTTCGCCGAAACAAAATATCCGTTTATAGTAAGCACGAAGGGCAAACTTATTTGCGAAGATGATTATTTGAGCCTTTTGAAGCAATGCAACGCAGTTGTTCAGGTTTCAATGGTTTGTTCAAAATATGATGTTTTGGAAAAAGGTGCTCCGAAATATTCCGAAAGGCTTGAAATGCTTAGAAAACTTGTGGGTAATTGTAAAAGAGTTGTTGTCCGCATTCAGCCGTATATGACCGAGGTATTTGAAGATGTAATGCAAAGTCTTGACGAATATGCAAAAATCGGAATTTATGGAATTACGATTGAAGGGATGAAATTTGTAAAGCCAAAACCCGGGCTTATTAAAGTTGGAGGAGATTTTGTATATCCGAAGCATATTCTTGCAAAAGATTATGAAGCGATAAAACAAAAATGCCATAGCTTGGGTCTTGCTTTTATGTGCGCCGAAAATAGGCTGCGAACAATGGGCGACAGTATGACTTGCTGCGGATGCGAGGGCGTAGAAGGCTTTAAGATAAATAAATATAATCTTGAACACATATACAACGGAGAAAAAGTTGAAGCAACCGAAATGATGGAAAAGTCTGGAACCGCTGGATGTTTCAAAGCTATTTATCAAAACGCAGGAAGCTCTAAATTTTTAAGAAGCAAAAGTTTTGTAGACATAATGGATTCAAAAGAAATTTTTGATTCTTACGAGCCCGTCATTTTTGGGAAATTTGAAATGAGCGATTCGCCACAAGATAGATTGAAGTTTACGAAATGGCTAAAATCAACTGGCATAAAAGCGAAAGAAATTGAAGAATTAACAGGGACGCAAATGCACTCTCAT